TGATGGAAGTTTGAACTCACGGCGAGCAGTTGCAAGCAGTGGAGTGTGAATAACGTCGGGCTGGGAGGCTTCGACTGGGTTTTCTTGTGACATGGTTTCCTCCTCGGAAGTGTCGTTGTTGAAGGCCCTTCTTATGGTGACTTGGTTGCAGGCTGGTCGGAGAGAGTGCTCAACAAAACATTGTTCGGGTGGCAACGTCAAGCGTTGAATGGCCAGTTGACCCATGATGACAACGGTGATCTTGTGCATCGTGAGTCTCTTGTTTCGACGGCTCGACAGAACGGCAAGTCCGTTGCGCTCACGGCGCTTATCGGCTGGTGGCTTACAGACTTTGCAGCGATGCGTGGCAAACCTATGCGTGTTCTTTCTACGGCCAACAAACTAGATCGTGCTGTTGCCATCTTCAATGAACTCGCCCCGGTACTGGAGGCGCATTACGACGCCAAAGTGACCTGGTCTTATGGGCGCAACAAAGTCGAGATAGGCAACTGTGTTTGGGAGGTTCGTGCTGCGACGCCTCATTTGCATGGTGGAACTTACGACCTGATTATTGTGGACGAAGTTTGGAACGTCACCGAGGAAGTTTATTTTGACGCTCTACGGCCGTCACAAATTGCTGTGAAATCACCGTTGCTTTCTTCGTGGTCAACCAGTGGCGATGAAGGGTCGAAGACTATGCAACGTCTTCGGGAGCAGGCGCTTGGGTCGATTGACAAACAGAAACAGACACGGCTTTATTTTGCTGAGTGGAGCCTGCCCGATGTTGACCCAAATGATGATTCTTATTGGCGTTGGGCAAACCCAGCGTTGGGCGAAACCATTACCCTTGACGCTCTTCATGCAGCTGCAGAATCTCCTGATCGTGCAGCGTTCCTCCGTGCCCACCTAAATTTATGGGTCTCATCTGCAGACGGATGGATTCAACCTGGCGTTTGGGACAAACTCAAGACCGAGCAGGAATGCCCTGCCGGTGGCGTGTTGGCTGTGGATTGTTCTGTGGATAGTTCCAAGTATGTGGGGATTCGCTGTGGACTAACTGAGGAACAAACGATTGTGGCCACTGTCGAGTTTTCTACCGAGTCCATGAAGGAGATGTGGCTTCAGATTGAGAAGGCTATGGAGGCAGACCCAAAATTGCGTCTGGTTATTTCGCCAACTCTTGACGTGCACACCCCTGAAAAACTTGAGCGCAGGCGCACCACTTTTGGCTACGCAGAAATCCTCAAACTGACAGCCCTTACTAGATCGCTAATTTTGGAGCATCGTGTTTTGCACCGTGGCGAAGAACTACTAGCAAGCCATGTCAACAGGGCTGTCCTTGCGAGGGCTAACGGCCAAGTGGTTATCTCATCCCAGCGTTCACCTGGGCCTATCGAAGCAGCCCGACTTTTAGTGGTCGCTGCAGCAATGGTGTCACGCCCGATAAATACTGGTAAGGCTGCAATGGCTTTTCGTAGATAGTTGCATTTGCAACTAATCTGTGTAAGAATCCGAGCGTGGGTCTTTTCTCTCGCAAAATCCGAGCCGAATACGCCAGTGCGCCTATCAAGGCTGCTGCTGGTGTCGGCTCGTCCGGAATCCCACCTTTTTACGCCTGGAACAGTGGCACAGTTGAGACACTGGCGTTGTCACTGCCCACTGTTTCACGCTCTTACGATCTACTTGCCTCGACTATTGGTGGCCTTGAATTCAAGCAGTACACAAAGCAATGGACAGGCGAAAAGTACGAAGAAATCTATGTGCCTAACGAAACGTGGATGGAGCGCCCTGATCCGAATGTGCCTCGCCAGTTCATGCTTGCAAACACCTTCAAAGACCTCTGGTTTTATGGAAGGTGCTTCTGGTATGTGACTTCTAGGAATGCTGGCGACGGTCGCCCAATGTCTTTCCGTTGGCTACCAGCTGCAAACATCCAAACACCTGATGAGCAAGGCCCACAGTATTTTGGCATGACCGACAACATTCAATTCAACGGTGTCAACCTTGACGCATCGCAAGTCATCACTTTCTTGTCGCCAACAACTGGACTTATCTTTACAGGCCAACGTGCATTCAACATTGGCTATCACTTAGATCAGGCTGCAGACCGTTACGCCACCATTGAAACTGTGCCTGGCTACCTCCAACAAACTTCTGCTGGCGAAACCATGTCGGGTGAAGAACTTGGTGATCTTGCTGCATCGTGGGCGCAGGCTCGCCGTGATGGAAACGTCATTGGCGCATTGAACAACTTTGTGGAGTTTGTCGAGTTTGACAAAGACCCAATGAGTGTCAACAGCGAACAACGCCAGTATCAAGCACTCGATTTGTCACGCCTCTGTAGCGTCCCTGCCTATCTCGTTTCGGCACCAACCCCCGGTGCTTCAATGACCTATCAGAATGCACAGCAGGCGAGGCAAGACCTCTGGTTGTTTGGTGCACAGATGTACGCCACAGCAATTACACAGCGCCTTTCAATGGATGACGTGTTGAGCCGTGGACGCTTTGTTGAGTTTGACCTTGACGATTTGCTTGAGCATAACGACATGGCAGAAACCCCAATAGAACCAGCCGTTTCAACACCATCGGAGACAGAATCAGCATGATCAGATTACAAGCCATACCAGTGACACTGGATGCAGCTGCAGGCGAAGATTCGCCACGCACCATCACAGGCGTTGCCGTCCCTTGGGATGTCACAGCAACAGTTTCAGACGGCACCAAGGTTTCTTTCCTTCGTGGCGCTTTTGACCTTGAAGCAAAGAACCCGAAACTTTTGGAAAATCACGATTCAACGCAGTTGCGTGGCGTCGTGACTGAACTTGCAGATGCAGAAGAAGGACTCTTGTTTACTGCAAAGTTTGCCAAGACCAGAGCATCAGATGACGCTATCGAACTTGTCAAGGCAGGTGCTTACGACTCCGTGAGCGTGGGCGCTATCCCACTCAAGTTCACAATGTCAAAAGACGGCACAATGGTTGTCTCTTCAGCATCGCTAGAAGAAATAAGCCTTGTCGCTTCACCGGCATTCAAGGATGCTATCATCACAGAAATCGCTGCTTCGGAACCTGAAGAAGAAGAAGCATCCGAAACCCCCAACAACGACACTTCCGAGGAGGAAACCATGTCACAAGAAAACCCAGTCGAAGCCTCCCAGCCCGACGTTATTCAAACACCCCTATTCGCAACAGCGAAGCGTGAATTCAAGATGCCATCTGCTGGCGAATGGATCAGCGCACAGATGCAAGGTGGCGCTATCGCTGCCGAGTTCAACGCTCGTCTTCGTGCTGCCGCTCCAGATGTGACAACTGCCGATTTGGATGGCATCCTTCCACTTCCCATCGTGACCCCTATCTATTCTGGGATTCAGGGACTCCGTCCAGTTGTGGATGCAATCGGCGCACGCCCAATGCCTCAATCAGGCAAGGTATTCATCGTTCCAAAAATCACCACGCACACAAGCATCGGTGGCCCACAGACACAGAACACCACCATCACAGCAGGTCAATACGTCGTTGACGACATCCAAATCACCAAAGACATCTACGGTGGATACGTCGAAGTTTCCGAGGCTTCAATTGACTGGTCTTCACCAGAAGTGCTCAACGGCCTTCTTGAAGACATGGGCAAAAAATACGCCCTTGCAACAGACAATGCAGCTGCCGATGCGCTTCTTGCAGGTACTTCACAGACCACAGGAAACGTCGCAACGACAGACCCAGGCGACTGGATTGCAAAGGTTTATGCTTGCGCAACAACCATTTTGAGCAATGGCTACTACATGCCAGATCACCTCTTTGTTTCACCAGATGTGTTCGCACAACTTGGTCAACTCACTGACACTGCAGACCGTCCATTGTTCCCACAGGTTGGGCCAATGAACGCATTTGGCACCATGAACCCCGGTGGCCGTGACGCAGTTGTGTTCGGTTTGCGTCTCGTAGTGGACACACAGTTTGCAGCAAAGACCACCATTGTGGGCGCAGCAGCAACTGGTGCTTTCCGTTGTTATGAGCAGCAGAAGGGTGCAATCAGCCTTGACAATCCATCGACGCTGTCACGCACAATCGCATTCCGTGGCTACTTTGCCCCGAAGATGATTGACGCCAACCAGTTCATGAAGATTCCTCAGGCTTAGTCCTGAGACCTAGAGGGAACTGAAGAACCATGGCCACTTACGACTTAGCGTTTCACACACGCCTAGACGGTGTTGTGGTTCTTCAGACCTTCGTTGAAACTGGTATCACCGTTGGCGATGTTGTCACCATCGCTGGCGCTGGCCACGATCTAAACGGAACACACACCGTTCTCTCAACGCAAGACTTTGAGTACATTGGCGAATCGGATGAGGGCGATTTTGAGTTTGACAACAATGTCATTCGTCTTTATCAGTTTCTTAGCCGTGACGCTGGCAATGACCTTGAGCGTTCAGTTGCTACTGGCACTGTGACATTCACACCGTCTGTGTCGTGGATACAGGCTTCCGATGTCACAAGTTGGTTAGGTATTGACGTGGCTACTGCTAACGACACGGCCTTCATAACGGTCTGCGTCAATGCCACCAACAACTGGTGCTTCAGAAAGCGTCGTGAGGCTGGTTACACAGACTCGATGACGACAGTGCCTGGTGCCGATGTGAAACTTGGGGCAATCATGTATGCAGCAACTCTCTACCGTGAGCGTGGCTCTGCAGATTCGTTTGCCTCATTTGACGCAATGTCTTCAATCCCTATCCCTTCAACCATGGGACGCATCATGTCTCTTATTGGTTGTGGCCGTCCACAGGTGGCGTAATGGCTGCATCTGGAATCCTTGTTGACGCAGTGAACGCAATCAAAACAGCGCTCACAGCGTTGGGTTTGAAACCAGTCACAGACCCACGCAACGCACGCCCCATGTCTGTTTTCATTGAATTACCAGTGATGACCTCATGGACTTACAACGTGGGCGACTTTCGCATTCCAGTTCGCATACTTGCAGCTCCCCCTGGCAACCAAGATTCAGGTGATTACCTGATGACCACGGTTGACACAATCATGAACTCTTCCATTGCCGTAGTTGACGCCCGACCGGGCAACGCTTCTTACGGTGGGCAAGACATCCCAACATACGATTTGACTGTGGCTATCGCAGTCAAACGAAACTAGAAAGGTCAGAAATGGCAACAACAACATTCCTCAGCAATGCAACAATCAACATCACGCA